GTAGGCAAAACAATAGAAGCTGTTGACGTTGTTTTTGGCGAAGATACTATGATTATTTATTTAGATGATGGTTCTGACGTAGAGTTAATTATAGACACTATTTACTGCAATGTTCCTGATACAGATGATTAAGAATTTTCTGCGTAATCATACCAAGCGTTTATCTTCTCTAATAGACAAGATTCACCTGTTCCTAATAATATTATTTTGTTTTGTTTTAATTTATATATTCTCCCTATGTGTCGTTCTGAAGGCAGAGAATATCCTTCTATAATCCAGACAGTATTGTTGTCTTGATTAGACAAACTTTTTAATAATATCTTTTGTCCTTCCTTCATATCTTTTAACTCCTGCCCGTCTCTCTTCCACTCAGCAAATAAGAATTTATTTTTTCTTTCCATAACCATGTCTATATCACTGGCTTGAAATTTTAAATTGCTTTTAATAACACCCATTAGGAATCCAAAATCTACATGGTTAGCATTTGCATTTCTCATTCCATCTATCATGCGTATATCCTTTTACTTGCCATTGTTAGCATATTATCCATAGCTAAATTTAACTTGACCTCATAATACATAGGTTTCTTTTCTTTCAAGTATCTAGCGTAAACTGCCTTTCTTTGCTCAGGCTCAAGGCTATTAATAATGGCGTTCATTGTCTTAACATTTTCTTTATCAGCTTCCTCTATCATATGCTTAAAGGCATCATGGCTAGACTCACCACCGCTAGTAAGGAATGATGACTTGCTAGGGTAGCCAAGCCTATGATTATCAAACTTCATCCATTTTGCCCAATCATCTAATATAACGAGTAATCTGTTTATTTCCATTAAGACACATCCTTAATTGTGATTTCCCATTTATTGTTTTTCTTTCTCCATCCATGCACCTCTATTGCCCAGTTAGCTTTTCTTACATTACCAACATGGTCATTCTCTGCAATCTTTTTACATCTAGCATTAATGTTTGTGTAGCTTGTTGTCTGCACAGCTAACACATCACCTGATTCATTAATCGCTAGTATGTCTATAAATCCAAACAAATCCTTACGCACTCTAGCAAAAGGATTCCAAAACTCAACTATCGCTAGTGTTGTCCAACCACTCTCTCTCAAATGCTTTAGGCTTAACTGTGTTGGACTCATCTTTGCCATCTTCTTCCCTTACCTCTAATGTTTTTTTAAAAATTCTTTCCCAAGCCTTTTCTACTTCCTCATCACTAATGTTTTGTGGTCTACGATTGCTCCCCTTACTCATCATAAATCTCCTTCTTAATTAATTGCCAATCATCAGGTAGGTGAACATAGTCCTCATGAAGACAACGATACCCATCAAATGGCTTTTTAAATCTAAAATGTTTTTCATAGTAGGCATGGGCAGAATCACAATTTATAAAGCTACCTACATACTGCTCTTTCATTTCTGTTATTAGATTTAATTGTACTAATAATAAATATTCTGCAAGCATAATTCACTCCAGTTTTATTAATATTCTACCTTACCTTTTGTAATAATTTTAGATGATTGCTCATACATTAATTGAAAATCCCAGCCATTGTCATCAGGCAAAAAAGTTATTGTGTATGGCATACCTTCCCATATAAAGCTGTGAACCTGTATCTCTTGTTTTTCCTTTGCTTTTTTATTGCTCATCTTTTGTTCCCCAGTAAATATCAACTATTGTCTCGCAATGCGGACATGATAGGTTAGAACTTATAATTTCCTTTCCATCGTCATCTTCCAAGTCATGGTCTCCACCCCATATCATTTCATTTTTACACTTAGGGCAATCAATCACTTTTTTTCTCCCTGCAATAGCCTTTTAAATTAAAATCTCCCATGCAACTTTGGCTGGCACACCACCAATTTTTTAAATAATATATCCTAGCTTCTTTATTACATACACAGCACTTAGGATTATCTACTGTTATTTTCTTCTTTACAGATGCCATAGTTTTCTTTATTGTCATTCCAGTTAAAAAAGCACCACCATTTTTTTTCTTTATCCATAAACATGGCTTCACGACCACACTTATGGCAGAAGAATTTTACAATGCCCTCAATCTGCTCATTAGTCTTCATCCATTAATGGGTCATCAATCCATTCATCCTCTTTTAATTTTTCTTCTAGTAAGACAATATCACTATTATGAAATGCAATCATTTGTTCAAGATACCATATTGCTTTTTTACAGTCATCAATTTTATCTGTTAATTTCTCTGACTTTAATCCTTCTCGGCTAATGTATTTAAGAGCATTGCCTTTAATAAAACCAAAAAACTCTTCCTTTGACATTTTAGCCTTGATAAAATCTATTGTTTCTATACCGCCCTTAGTATAATGAATCGGATTTATATTATCACTCATGCTTTTTTCTCCTTTTACTTTTTTCTTTGCTTAAATCCTTTAGCTCTGCAACCTTTTCTAATGCTTTTTGTTTTGTTGTATTAGATAAATAAAGACAAACATTTAGCATATCGCTATCTCCATTTATCCACTCTAACGCTTTTCTTGTTGCTGCGACTTCCTTGCCGTTTTGACTGCGAATACTCGCTGCTTCTTTAATGGCAAGAAACAATACGGCATGAAACAATCTCCTGTATTCAAAAGTCTCTTCATAATTCATTATTAACCTTTCTCATGATTTTACTCATACCTATTTAATACAAACATTATATCTAATTAATCACATACATAGTATAATTTAGTCTTGATTAATCAACAAGGAAACTAAACTATGTGGACAACACCTTTAGCAGAAGAAATGCGTTTTGGCTTTGAAGTTACAATGTATGTAATGAATAAGTAATTCATTCTCTACTAAAAAGCTAGTGTAACAACTAGCTTTTTTTACTCCATTAGCAACAATAGCACAAACACACCTAATATAATCACAGTAGCCTTCCAAGCTCTACAATCGCCATCTGAAAGTTGATTCTGTTTTAGGTAATGGCTTTTGTTTTCTGCCTTTAATAATCGCTTATAAATCTTATTTTTTCTTAACATAAACTTTCCTTATACCCCCTTAAAAAATGGGGCATAACCCCATTCTTTATTGTTAAAAGGGAATCTGGTCATCACCCACTTTATCAAATGGGTTACTGTTAGAACTACCAGAACTTTTTTCTAATGACTCTGACACTTGACCACTTACATAGTCCATGCCACTCTTACTTTTTCTAATCCACCCAGACAATCGTAATTCCTTATTGTCTATGGTGATATTACCTGTGTAATCAGGTTGTGATTCTTTCGTTTTGTTGTTTTTAAACATTGCAAAACGCATATTGTTATCATATTGCTCTGCCATATTACTGCACTCCTTGTTGTAAAAATTGAACTGTGTCCTCAACTTCCGTTAAGAACTTCTGTACTTCATCTTCAAGACGCTTGATATACTTATCATCACGATAGATTCGTTTAACAAACATCTTTAGATTCTCAGGAAACGAAGGTTGATAAGAAACAAAGTCAACCCACTTTCTTTCAGGGCAACAAGCTAATTGCCACATGACTTGCGACAAATGCTTGTTAGGCATATCCCTATTAATTAATGTTAGCGTATGCGTATGAGGTTGAACGCATTTTATTTCTATCATTCCCTCATCACCCACTAATCCATCAGGTGAAGCCCCAGCCCATTGTATTGTTGGGTGGTCTATAAATCCTACCTCTTCTACATTATCTTTACTAAACATATAAAAGGCTCTAGCTTCGTCTTCTGTATCTATGCCATGTTGCATAGCTTCGTTCACATAACTTCTAGTAACTTGATTAGTTAAGCGTTCTGTTACTAACTGTATTCTGTAATTGCTACGTGTAGCAGCTTCGCCACTCTTAATGGTAGCTAAAACATCTGATACACGACTAGCGGTTACCTTGCCAAGCCTAGCCTTAAACCACTCATCACTTCTCTGTTCCATTGCTATCCTTCCGTATTTTTTCAATAACCTTTTTACATTTCTCTCTATCTGCTTCTGACATTTGATTGTAAAGTGTTCTTGCTTTTTCAATCCCATCATTCTTATAGACAGTTTCTAACGTAAGCACAGGGTCTTGGTTAATTATCGCTATGTTTACCTCTTCTGCGGTGGCAATAGAGGTATCAATGCCTATCCCTAACATACCTAATGCACGACCCACAGCCGAAGTTTCACAGTTTTCTATGTATGATGTTTTATTAATAAATGTTGAACCCTCTTTCTCATACGCATGACCGACTGCTAATATCTGATTGTCCACAATAATGGTGGCTTTAAATACGCAAACACCATTTTCATTAGTAAGAATCTCGGTCATGATAGAACCTAAAGGGAAAGTTTCTCTAAAGACTCTGATTCTCTCAGTCACCTCTACATATTCTTTACCCTTAATATTGATTGTTTTTAATTTACTCATGACTACCCCCATTATCAAGTAATTTGTTTACATTGTAAAGTTTTAAATCAGCAACCTCTCTTGCCTTAACAACTTTTTCTTGGTCATACAATTCTTTGTTTAAATTGTTTAAGTCATTGGTTACTCTAGTTAATTCGTAAATAATGTAATCTAATTTATCGCTCATCTTGCTCATAATTTATCTCCTTTATCGCAATAATACGCTGTTAATATTTTTTGTCAAGTAAAAAATAAAGGGGGAAGTAACCCCCCCCTTATTCTTATTAGTTTACGACAATCTTAGATAAGTCATAAGGTGCTGTTTTTGCTTTCCACCTCTTATGTGACTTTTCGTAAACCTCTATATATGCTCTTGTGTTGTTTGAGTTACGCACAAACTTAACTATTTTAAAAGGCTGTTTCCAACCCGAACCAAACTTTCTTTCATAAATTTTGTTTATTTGAAATTCCATAATTTTTTCCTTTCTAAATGAAATTAAAATTAAATATATATTGTTAAAGAACAAACAACCATAGCTTTTTTGATTGTTAAGCTAGTTTAACATATCTAATTTTATCTGTCTAATTGTTTTTACTTATTAAAAGTTTGTTTTTGATTTATTTTTTTTATCACGCCACCTTTTTTCTATCTTTTCATTTGCTTTATCCCAACCTTTTGATTTAAATACAACGCCCTCTTTACTCGTGGCTCGGTATTCAATATCAGAAAAAAGATTTCTCATCTGCTTCACAAACTCGTTTACTGTACTCATTGTTATGCACTCCAAAAGTTAATGTTGATTTATTAAAGTAAAGCCCAAAACTCCCCTCGTAACCATTACCATGCCTTTGCTTGTTAATGTAAATCTTACAATCGTATTGCTTCTTTGCCTCTTCTATTTTATCTTCATCATTACTTGCCAATACTTCCTCTTTCTTTTTATTACGAAAGACTGTAATACAGTTATCTGCTAAATTGGTTATTGATGATGAACCTAATACATCAAATTTACTCGGCTGTGAATGTTCATGTAAAGTTTTACGACTATGGGCTACCAAAAATATATGTATTCCTAAATCACGACTTGCTACACATAACTGATTCACAAATTTCTTTTGTTGATTATAATTATCTTCGTCAATTCCACATTTCATTAGGCTATCTATGACAAACATATCTATGCCTAGTTTTTCCTTTGCATAATAGATAACTGATAAAACTTTTGTGACACTTGTTTCGCCCTCTGCGTCATACAAATATAACTTATCATCTAACGATTCAGTAAAGCTATATACGGCTTCATCAGTAGGCTCATAGTTACCTGTTTGCTGTAACATACGACCTAGTGTTGCTTTTGGTAACATCTCAAAACTTGCTATTAGCACCTTGCTATAATTTAATGCCTTATACATAACATAAGACAGCCATATAGTTTTACCATGCCCACTATAACCCGATATAATCGTGGTTTCCCCCTTGCGAATTTTAAATTTGTCTTCTGTAAAATCAAATGGCAAAGGGATACCGCCTGTCATATCATTTTTAAAGTAATCCAATACATCTTCTGCATAATTACTAGGGGATTTAATTTTAGTATGTTCACTTAAATCCCTTTCAGCAAAATAGTTTTCTATTTGCTCATCATTAACGATTAATTTATCTAAATTATTTGAGATACTCATAAATTTCCTTGTGTTTCCTAGCAATATTATGCAATTTATCTACATCTTCTAATTCTAGGGCATTACCTTTTTCTAATTCTTTCGCAGACAGGGCTATAAACAAATAATCTTCACGCATACTTTTCATAATAGCGTATGGATTAAATCGCATTGTAGCTTTAGCAATATTCACCATATCTTTTCCATTAGCATGGGGCTTCCATTCCTCATGTAGCTTATCGGGCATAATATCATTCCATGATAAGCCAATAGAATCTAAGATAGATTGGGCAGAACAGCCCGCAAAACAATTCATTATCATTCGGTCATCTTTAAATTTTAAACCTAAACTCGCATTTTTATCATTATGAACAGGGCATAGGCATTGGTATTGGTCTACACCACTTTGATAAACGCGACTAAACCTTGCTAATATTTCTTGTCTGTTTATCATATTCTAATTCCAACAATTCATACTGTCTAAGTTTAGGCATATTATTATTTTTAACCCAATAATATACCGCCTGTCTTGTCACTCCTAGCAAATCGGCTACCTGTTGTCTAGTGTATTTTTTTAATACCTTTTCTAATGCCATGTTTTTATTTTTCAATACATTATCATTTTCTAATTCTACTGCTATTTCTAATTCTTGCTCAATCATTCTTGCTCTCCTTGTTGTCTTTCATGAATCCATATATCATCATTCATCTTATCCCAATCAGGCTCAGAATCATCTCTAGGCTCAGGGGGGTTTGTCCACGCATAGTCATCTCTATCCATTATCACTCCTAAAATTAAAGTAAAAATAATTTAACACCTATTCTATTTCTTGTCAATCATTTTTTAATATTTATTATTATAATATTTTCTGCCATTAATATACTCATGCTCAAAGGCATATTTTGCCTGTGATAAGTTATATCCTACATAACTTTTTTGCACAAGTTTATCCCCTTGCATACAGCTAATCGTTATCATATCAACGTCTTTATGTTTTTTAATTTTCATGTCTATTCCTTTATATCTGTAATTTCAAAATCTTCTAATTCCAATCCAAACTCTTGATAAAAAGACTCTTTCACTTTTTCTATATAATCATTTTTATTTTTAGCTTCAAATTCATTACCACCAAAACTAATGGTTACATTACTATAAAATGTTTTCATCTTTACTCTCCTCAAAATATATTTCAAACTTCATTATTAATTCATCTAATAATTCATCTGCATTGTTATAACACTCTGCAATATGTCCATTTCTTAAATCTTTTAAATCAAAATATATATCTGATAAAATGTCCATAATTACTCTCCTTAGTTTCATATATCTAATTCTCTATACTTGAGCCACCATAAAAATCTATTACAACCCATTTATATTTATCTTCATACTCTACAACCTCTGTTAAATCGTCTGACCATATATCAGTATCAGGTGTATCACCCTTTCTAATAACAACATTTACGATAGCATTATGGTCGCAGTTTTTTAATTCCTCAATTAAATGTTTAACTTTCATAATAATTCCTTTCATATAGTTAAATTAATTTTAGTTTTTTTGGGTTTAATATAAGTTTCCCATTTATATAAATCTTCATAATGATATTTACAAAATGCGTGATAACCTTTTGTAACTATTTTAGGCGTCTTAATTACTTTAGAATGACACCTTTTACATAATTCTATTTTCATATTTATTTTTCCTTTATTAAGTTATGTATTGGGTTGCCATATTTATCAAATAAATATTCATTACACTCACAAAAATCTATTTGTTCTGATAATTCCCAATCCCCAAAATATTTATATTTAAATATTGGCTTGCCATTTTCATCTGCTTCATCAACCTCATATTCAAACGGATAATCCCACATTTTATAAATATATTTTTCTTTTGCTTTATCGTCTAATTCTTGATATTTATATGCTTCAATTTTTACTAATTCCATAATTATTTTTCCTTTTTGTTTATTCATTTTCCCATTCTTCTTCTTCGTTACGTTCTACCTCTGCTCTATCAAGGAAGTGTTCAATATCTTTTATATACAAACGGCTGATATCAATCTCTTCCTCTTCATGAAAAGCGGGGTTGTCACAATCTACCCATACTGCTTTAATAAATGTTTTGTATCTATCAATTCGTTTCTGCCCCATAATTATTCCTCTTTCTTGTTAATTAATGTTTACTACATTTATAATAATATATAAATACATAAACTTGTAAAGTCTTTTTAACTATTTTATAATTGTTTTTATTTATCAATTTTATGTACGTGATAAGTAAAATCAATCAAAAACCTATTGTAATTTAAGGGAAAGTGTGATAAAATTCATGTATATTTAAAGAGATAAGCAAAGATAAAACAAAAAAATTATTATCTATTTAAAAACAATTAAGAAAATTAAAATATATTAAACATATTATTAATATTAAGATATTAAGAATATTAAACATATTAAAATAGATTGAATATATTATTAATATTAAGATATTAAAGACTTATCATTTTATCACAATGTGATTTTCAAGGCAAAAATCTATTTAAAATTTTTGTAGTTATCTTTAAGAATTTTTTATATAGGGTATTGACATTTTAAGTTTATTTATGTTATAATATACGGGATTGGGGAAGTTATACGCAAAAGAAAAGGGCTATTATCTAGCCCTTTTTTTATTATAGGTTTATATTAAGCGTTAAATTGTATTCATAATAAAGCCCCTTTATATATAAGTTTTTAAATTATTATCATACCAATAACCATTTTTAATAAAATATTCACCCTCTTGTATGGTTATTTTATATTGATTATTACTTGCATAGTCTTTTAAATCTTGCAAATCATCAATATTATTAATGATATAATCTTCGGGTTTTTTAAAAAAAGAATGTAATGTTATTTTATATTTAAATGTTTTCATAATAACCTCTTAAAATTTATAATTAATATAGAGAAAATAAACTATATTAAAGACGTTTAATATCATGCTCTCATAGGATAAGCCCATAAGAGCAAATAAAAAAGCAATAAAGCATGATATAACAAAGAATATAATATTTAATATAAGCATGATTAACCCCCTTGTAATGTTTTATAATTTAAAGTTGAAGTTCTTTAGATATTCTTTTTATCTCAGAATAAGGTATTTCATGACAACCCACCTTTAAAATGTTATTTTTAAAGCTATCTACAATATAATGCCCTAAGTGGATAGAGTGAGAACCTTTTTCATAAGTAATATTATTGTCATGCCATTTTTTAATTAAAGCCCAAAATTTAACAGCATGTTCAAGAGGTATATTTGCCCCTCTTGACGTTTCTATAACATCTCTTTTAATACGCAATGCGGTTGAATTAAAAAAACGTCTTATATCTTGACCTTTTTTCCATAATTCAAGGTCATTTTGCTCTTTTTCAATAGCTTTTTGTAATAAGATTTTTTCTTTTTCTTTTTTTTCTTTTTCAGCTATGATTAACTGATTTGTTAATTCTGTTAAATTAACAGGAATTGAGTAATCAAGATTTAAAAGCTCAGAATATTTTTTTAGATTGTTAAATATACTAATTGCCTGCTGTAATAACATATCTTTATATTTTCTAGAGCGTGATGATTTAATTAATGCTTGATTTGCTAATGTCTCATTATATGATTTAACAAAGTTATCAAAATCCCCTTGACCGAATATTAAATCCCTTAAATTATATTTTGGGAATTCTAGGTCAATAATCTCTTTTGAATAATCTAATGCGTTAAAAGCATGCGATTGATGTTTAGATGTAGTATTTGAATATGAATATCTATTAATAATTGGCGTATTATTATGTATTTGAGCAATCGCGGTATTATAACTGTATAAGACATTAAATTGACATGACATTGAATTAGCTGTTTTTAATGTATTAGATTGAATTTGATTAGCCCATATATGAGATAATTCAGCATTGCTTGAATATTTTGTTTTCATGGTTTAGTTTCCTT